ATAATGCGTTTACTTGACTTTCGTTTAATTGTAAAAGAAGTTCACCACTTAATCCGTGATTAAATAATGATAATATTTTATTTTTAGTTTTCATATACGACTTTTTTTTCAAATTCAAGAACAATGTCTCGTTCATATAATTTATTTTTTACAGATTCTTCTGTTTCTCCATAACTAAATACTAAACGCTTTTTTAATTCAAAATTTATCAATTCACTCTCATTTTCCCAAGCCATCGCTATTACACCATCCATTGAGTCAATCATAGAGAACCAATCTGATTTTTGAACCACTGAAAGAGTTATCGTGTCATTCTTAAGTGTTCCAACTTTATCTATGTGTTTCATATCAGGAGGACTCGGATAACCATTTGCGGGTTTCGCTTCCCACTGATCTCCCCAAACATCTTCTAAACTATCAGAGAAAATAAATTCATATATATTGTCACCTTTATAGTTCGGTCCTAATTCATTCACATAAATTAAATAACTCATTTTATACTTCCCTTTGGTGTAACTCTGATTCTTTTATTGTTTATTTCAAAGATTAAGTTATTTTCTTGTGATTTTCCAATTAATTTAGCTGTTGGATATTTTGAAAAAAGTTTTCGTGATGACACTTCTTGTGCAATACTTTCAGAAAGACTCGTGATTCTATTTCTAACCTTTTCTTTTTTCTTGTTTTCCTCAACTAATCTTTTTTTCTTTTCCTCCATTAGGTATTTTTCTTTTTCATCAACTTTGAAATACTTTTTCAATATATTATCAACTTTTGATTCGTTGAACATTCCCTCTATCATCTCTTCCATAGCATAAGATTCTTCATCGGTAATATCTTTATGATGAATTTTTCTATGTCTTGGTTGGTGTTTTGGATAAGTTGGTATTTCATCCTCTTCAAACATTTCTGACATCTCTTCTCCTGTTGGTTCGGCGGATGGTTCGGCGTCCATTTCAGGTTCCATTTCAGGTTCTACCGGTTCAGATGCTGACATTTCTTCACCACCCTCAAATTTCGCCATAATTTCCTCTTTATCCTCTTCATCCAATTTATTCAAATCCATAGCGGATAAGACAGAATTGATTACATATTTAACATCTTTAGAGGACATTTGATTTTCCTCATTTGATAAAAATTCTCTTATTTTTTGTCCTAACTTTCCTGTTAATTTTTGAATTGTTTTGAAAGTTACAACTTCCTCATCCTTTTCAGGTTCCATCTCCATTTCAGGTTCAGTAGGTTCTTCAACAGGTTCAGGAGTTTCTTCAGGAGCCATCATAGGTTCTTCAACAGGTGCTGGTGCAGCTGCGGGAGCCGGAGCTGGAGTTGGAGTTTGTTCAGGTGCCGGAGCCTGTTCTTTCATTTTAAGAACATATTTTTTTACATCAACATCACTTTCACTGAATAATGAAACATTTTTCTCATAACCAGTTAATGAGTTAACTTCTTTTGCAATGATATTTAATCGTTTGAACGCTTCAGAATATGAAGAATAATATTTTCTATTTTTCATAGGTTCTAAATATTCAAATTCATTTACCGATTCTGTTAAACTTTTTTTAATAACATATCCAACTTTTTCTTTTACGATTTGATATCTTTTACCATCGGCTAATGTTATTCCGTATTCAACACTTTTATCTTCATTTATTGGTTGTGGTATATGTTCATTATATCTCGCAATTTCCATAATACGAGTAATTTTATCAATACCTTCTAATTTTTCACTACCAATCGGTTTTAATTTTCCCATTTCTTTATTTTTTTAATTTGGATTAATTTTATATATAAATATAATCATTTATGCGTTTTGCGAATAATCATCTAAAATGTTATTAGCAAGTGTTATTCTTTTAGTGTAATCTTTACTTAAAGGTCTTTCATAATCATTCGCAAATATTTTTGCCACCTCATCACTTGTGGTGCTACTTTTTATTTTTGCTAAAACTTTTGGATACTCATTTGTTAATTCATACCACAAATAGTTTAATTGACATAACAATGAAGTTGGATCTTCCGATTTTGATTTACAGAAATCAATCAATGAGGTTTTTCTTTCGTTATGCCATTGAGCAATTCCCAAAGAAGTTCCTCCATCACCCTCAATTGACGGATTTAAACCCGATTCCGCATATAAGTTCCCAACAATTCCGGCAGCCTGTTCTTCAGTTAAACCTTTTTTGATTAAAAATTCCATTGATATTTTGGTATTTTCAGGATTACTAGTTTTCAAATTAAATTCTTTCCTTCTAACAATTTTTGCCAAATCCTCATCTGAAAAATCTTGATTCACTAAAACCGCGTAAAGATGTTTTAGGGATTCAGGATTAAAAACACCATCATCACTTAATCCATATTCTTTTTTGAAATCTTTGGTTGCCCCTTCTGTTTCAGGCCCGAATAACCCATCTACTCCCCATTTTGGTAAACTATATCCCAAGAATTGAAGTCCTGTCTGTATGAACTCAACTTCTTTCTGATACGGAATTTCTTGTCCAGGTTGTTTTAAGTTTTTATACTCTTTATTTGATTTGGCAATTTTTTTAAGATCTTCCAAAAATGTTGATTTTTTAGCCAATTCTATTTTTGTATCAAGTTCTTTATTTTCTTTTTTTGAAAATGATGAACCTGAATCTTGTTCTTTTAATGAAAGTTCTTTGTCGGTATGCTTTGTTTGGTAATCAAACAATTTTTCAATATATCCATTTCTTCTTAATGCTTTGAATACCAAATTTTCATCTGAATACTCACCACCCTTCTCTAATCCGCAAGTTCTATATTTTTTTATTTTGTCCTTTAATTTATCAATCATTTTATTGGCAACTTCAATAGGTTCGCCTTCAACATTTTTGATTAAAGTATCAATGGTTTTCATCCATTGTTCTATTTTTGACTTAATAAGACTCGTATCAATCTCAACAGATTCTTTTTCGGGTTTACTCACCCATTCATCATTTAATACTGAATAAACACCACTACTGAAATGAGATTCTTCTTCATTTTGAACATATAACTCAACCTCATAACCAAAAATGGTAATATCGTGTTTATCGTTAAAAATTGTTTTCTTTAACTTAAATAAATCTTCGTATAATGGTAATTGATCTTCAGGAAATTGTGTAAAATCGGCTAGTATATGTAAATCAATATCAGAATATTCTGACCAATTAAAGTTCGCTAAAGAACCCGTCATCACTATGTCCGATACTATGATATCAACTTTCAGATATTCAATAAATTGGTTAGCGATTTCCAAAAGTCGTTCTCTTACTTTTGGATTCATTTCATCATCATCACCCCAAATTTTTGAATTAAGGTTTTCCTTAGAATGAAAGCTCATTAAAATATTTTGTAAATTACTCATCAAAGATAAATATTTACAATTTTCAAATAGTTAAGCTTTCTTGTATTTGAAAGTTTTGGCGATTTTTGAATTGAAAAATTTACCTTGCGATTCTGACATTCTAAATTGAGTATATAACTGATGGGGAACCTCATCATACTCGTATTTAATACCATTGTTAAACTCAACAATAAGTTTTTTAGTTATCGTATCATATTCAGTCTTTCTAATATTACTTGACTGAATTTCATTGATAATTCTTGTTCCTTCAATAGTTTCTTTAATTATTGCCATATCTTTTTTTTGTCAAAGTATAAACTCAAGTTTTAGTAAATTAAATGTTATGTGGATTTTTTACTTTTTAATTTTTATATTTAGTTATAAGAATTTTTTAAGATGATAGAATCAGCAAAAGACGATGGAAAAAACAAAGGTGGAAAACCTGAAAACGGACAAACACCTGTCTTGGATAATTTCAGTAGAGATTTGATAAAACTGGCAGAAGAAGGAAAATTAGATCCAGTAATTGGTAGAGAGAGGGAGATTAATAGAATTGCACAAATTCTTTCAAGAAGAAAGAAAAACAACCCAATTATCATAGGTGAACCTGGTTGCGTTTTGGGTGATACTTTAATTGAAATTGAAAAGATTTCTGACAAAATATGTCAAAAAATTAAAATTAAAGATTTTTTTGACTTAGTTGAAAAAGATGGGGGTGTTTATAACATAAAAACCCCTTCAGGTTACAAACCTATTGGTGACTTATATAAAAAATATAATAAAGAATGTATAAAAATAACTCTTGAGAATGGATTAGAATTATCGGGTTCAACTGAGCATTTAGTAGAAGTTGCACATACATCGCTTAACCCTAATGTAATTTTAGATAATGGTTCTTACTGGATTAATTTAGGTAATATCACTGAAGGTGAGTTTGTTTGGACAGAGGGTAATATTTTGGTTGAGGTTGTTAAATATGAAGAAATTGGTTTTCACGACACATACGATTTAGAAGTTATTGATAATGAACACAAATATATATCAAATGGTATAATCTCCCATAATTGCGGTAAGACGGCAATAGTTGAGGGTCTAGCCATTAAAATTTATAATGGGGATTGCCCAAGAAATCTACAAGATAAAAGAATTGTTTCGTTAGATATGACATCCATAGTTGCGGGAACAAAATATCGTGGACAATTTGAAGAGAGGATGAAAGTTATTATTGAGGAACTTCAAAATACCCCAAACATAATCGTTTTTATTGACGAAATTCACACGATTGTGGGGGCAGGAAATTCATCAGGATCTTTGGACGCATCCAATATATTCAAACCAGCACTTGCTCGTGGAGAAATTCAATGTGTAGGAGCAACAACATTGGATGAATATCGTAAGAATTTTGAAAAGGATGGTGCCTTGGAAAGAAGATTCCAAAAAGTAATTGTTGACTCAGCAACAAAAGAAGAAACACTACAAATTTTACAACAAACCAAAGATAAGTATGAAACATATCACAAAGTGAAATATACTGATGAAGTTCTTTCATTATGTGTTGACTTAGCTGAGAGGTATATTACTGACAGGGAATTTCCTGATAAAGCATTTGACATTATAGATGAAGTTGGTGCAAGAAATCAGGTTGAAATTAAAGTTCCAGAAATCATAGAAAAATTAAAACTTCAAGCCGCAGAAGTTAAACAAGAAAAAATGGATGTTGTTAAAAAACAAGATTATGAACAAGCTGCGAATTTGAGAGATAAGGAAAAAAAGATTTTAGACAAACTAACTCTTGAAAAGAAAAAGTTTGAAGAAGAGCTTCAAATATCAAAAAAAGAGGTTTCGGTGGAATTAGTTTATGAGGTGGTTTCCAATATGACAAAAATACCAATTTCCAAATTAAATACGGACGAATCAAAAGCATTATCTAATTTGGAAGATGTGTTGAGTTCAAAAGTTGTTGGACAAAAAGAAGCTGTCTCAAAAATTGCAAAATCAATTCGCAGAAACAGATTGGGTATAAAAGACCCAAATAAGCCAATCGGCTCATTTATCTTTTTAGGAGGAACAGGAATTGGTAAAACTTATTTGGCAAAACAACTAGCAATTGAAATTTTTGGAAGTGAGGACAATTTGATAAGAATAGATATGTCCGAATATCAAGAAAAACACAGTATATCTAAAATTATCGGCACTACCGCTGGTTATATTGGATATGATGAAGGGGGTTTTTTGACTGAAAAAGTAAAAAATAAACCATATTCGGTTATTTTATTTGATGAGATTGAAAAGGCTCATAAAGATATATTCACACTATTTTTACAAATTTTAGATGATGGGTTTGTTACCGATGGTCAAGGAAAAAAAATAAATTTTAAGAACACCTTAATTATTATGACATCAAATTTAGGTGTTAAAAAATTACAGGAATTTGGAACTGGAATTGGGTTCAAAAGTCATACAAGTTCTTACGCCCAAGAAGAACAAAAAAAAGAAATTCTTAAAAAAGAGTTACAAAAGTTTTTTTCACCTGAATTTCTGAATAGGATTGATGATGTGCTTTTGTTTAATCAACTAAAAAAAGAAGATATTGAAAAAATAGTTTCATTAGAATTTGAAAAATTATTTTTACGACTCAAAGGGAAAAAATATAATTTTATTTATGATCAAACATTGATAGATTTGATTACAAAAGTTGGTTTTGACGAAATATATGGAGCCAGACCGATTAAAAGAGCAATTCAGGACAGAATTGAAGATTTTATTTCTGAAGAAATTTTGAAAAATAATATTCAAGAAAATATAAATTATGAAATATCTGTGGAAAATGATGAAGTAAAAATTTCAGAGATTAAAAAACGAAAAAAGAAGGGGTTATTAGATTAACCCCTCCAATAGTTTAATAATTTCTTCTTTTTGTAAAAAATATGGTAATCTAATTAATTCTATTTTATTCAGAACACAGAATTCATCCTTTATCTTATCTCTTAATTTATTTTTAATAAATTCGGGTTCTCCGCCAAAAAAATCTATTGGTTTGTAATGTTGTATACCATCATATTCAATACATATATTTTTACTTGGTATGTAAAAATCAAACCTTAATTTAACTAAATTTTTACAATCAGATAGTGATTTATT